AGTAATACATTATGGTCTCTTTTTAAGCTAGTGATAACCGGTTATTTTCTATTCCGGGCCAGAAAGCGATGGTTTCGTTACCTTCGCTATATAGTATGGCAAAAGTTAGGCAGGGAAGATGATTTCCTCAAATACATAGAGAACGTCGATATGGTTGAAAACGACGTAGACCTGGATAATCCTACCCGGGAGCATGTGGTCAATGTTCCTAATGCTAAAGACAGTGCACGTCAGCGGCGTATCCCAAAGGTAGTATTAAAATATACGAGGATTGGCAAGGTTCGTTTCGGGTGTCCCGAGAAGAACGCTGCCAATTTGCTCGCCGTCAGACACTTTATTAAATCGGAGATGGAGAGACAAGACACACGCAACGTTGATATATATAGATATATAGATCTATGCGTTGCGTATGTCTTTGTTCCTTCGTCGTATGAGATAAGAACAAGAGCGCTGATGTCCGACCGAGTGGTAAAAGATCGTGATGATGACTTCGACGATCTCCGCTGGGCGGAAGCGCAAAATTGACGGAGCTCCGGATGGGAGCGTGGAATTAACACTAAAACGGTTTTGAAGGACTTTATTTTTAGTAAGAGCGAATGGTGCGTTTCCACGCCTATATCTGGAGAATCAAAAGACCGAAAAGTGCACACATTTGTCACTGGTGGTGTGGTGAATGATTTCGGTGTTCACAACCTTAACTTTGAAAATTCTCGGAGAGCTGTGCTGGAGCGAGTGTTTTATGTCAGAACGGGAGAAATCTATATGAATCCTTTTGTGCCAAATGAAACATTTGTCTTCAATACATTAAAGAAATTCAAGCGTGCTATTGTAAGCAGAACGCCTTCGACCCCCCCTGTCACCCATGAAGAATTCGTGGGCATGTACGTGGGGCGCAAACGGGCTGTTTACGAACGCGCTCGATTGAGTCTATTAACGCAAGAACTCACTCTCGTAGATGCTTATCTGTCCGCTTTTGTCAAGGCAGAGAAGGTCAATCGAACAAAGAAGATTGACCCAGCTCCAAGGCTGATTCAGCCGAGGAATCCGAGATACAATCTTGAGGTTGGTTGTTTTATAAAACCATTAGAACATAGATTATATAAATCTATTGATGATTTGTTTGGGGACACTACCGTCGCCAAAGGAATGAACGCTGATCAGAGGGGTAGAGCATTGTGGAGAAAGTGGAATAAGTTTAAGAAACCTATTGCCATCTTCCTCGATGCCCACCGCTTTGATCAGCATGTTTCAAAGCCAATACTAAAATGGGAGCATTCATGTTATGTGGATTGCTATCAAAATAGTAAAAAGTTGAAGGCGTTGCTAGCGATGCAGCTTGACAACAGAGGTTATGTAAACACAAAAGACGGCAGAGTAAAGTACCGAACCCAAGGAAAACGAGGGTCAGGTGACATGAACACTGCGGTTGGTAATGTGTTTATAATGTGTGGCCTAATGTGGACATACACCTTTGAGGTCAGGGATGTGAAGCAGATGGAGCTATTCAACGATGGCGACGATTGTGTGGTGATCGTAGAGAAGGAGGATTTCGACAAGTTCCAGTGCGAATGCGTCTCATGGTTTGCCACTCTAGGCTTTAAAATGAAGCTAGAGGGGTACACAGAGATATTTGAGCATGTGGAGTTTTGTCAAAGCCAACCGGTAAGAATCAATGGTGATTACCTAATGGTGCGGGATCCTCGCGTTGTCATCGACAAGGACAACGTTAGTGTAAAAAATATCGTGAACAAGAAAACTTTTGACGCCCAACGAGGGGCTATAGCGGGCTGTGGCCTAGCATTAGCCGGGGATATGCCAGTGATGGGATCTTACTATAAGATGCTGTGTCGTGGCACCACTACCTCTCGTCGGGAGGTCTACGAAACTGGGATGGACTATCTGGCTCATGGCATGAGCCACAAGTATTCCACCCCATCAGCTGAGTCACGAGTCAGTTTTTACATTGCTTTTGATTACACCCCTGATGAGCAAGAAGCTCTTGAGAGGTCGTATGATCGTATCACACCCCACCATCAGAAATTGGGAGCCCCGATTGATTACAAATACAACAGACATTATTTGCAATCATAGAAACAAATCACATCAATATATCGTAGAAAATTTTTAAACAGAGCTTAAAACACACATAATCATCATAATTAATTAAACAGCTTTACAATTCAGCAACTAAGTCAGTTACTACAATTCAATTGCTACTGCACAATGCCACGTAGGTTAAATTCCAATGCTTCTACTAATTCCTATCAGAAGCCAACTAATAGGAAGAAGAAGAAGAGTAACAAGAAAACACAGGCTAGAAAGGGGAGCCGGAAACGTGAACATGATCAGCTATGCAAGGAGATCACAATGAGGGTCAATCCTTTCCATGCTGAGGCATGTTGCCCATGCATTGACTCAAATACGATGCGTTCAATACCAATAACGCTTCGAACCAGAATTCCAGTTTCTTCACAGAATACCGGACATTTTGTCTATCGTATACACCCAAAGA